CAGCTCGATGGCCTTCACCCGCGCCAAGGGATCGCCGGGCGGGATGGGAGTCTGGGCCGCACGGACCAGCGCCATGCGCGCGTCGAACGGCAGCTGCTGGCTCACCGGGGGCGCCTGATTCGCCCAGATGGTGCGAATGGGGGGGGTATTGGCCTGGGTAATGGCCTTGGTTTCGTCGCTCAAGTTGTCTCCTCCATGTGGCTGATCTGCACCTTGACCATGCCGCCCAGCTGCTCGGACACCTTCGGCGGCTTGATCTTGAATCGCTTGTCGTTCACGCCCATGGCATCGGCGAGGCCGTCCAGGCCCGACTTCATGCTGGCGATCAGGTTGTCGTCGTCGCGCGCGTGGCGCGTCGGCGGGTAGAACGTCATCTCGACGCGGATAAGCCCACCAGGATCGGCCAGCCGGGCCTGGCGGGCCAGCGCAAAGCACGCCACCCGGTAGGCCTTCTTGGCCCGGGCCAGCACCATGTAGTGCACCCTGGCATTCGGGCTCAATTCCTTGGCCGGCCACGGCAATGTCACTTCCTGAATCACGCGGGAACCTCCAGCATCTGCATGCACTCGGCCAGCAGATCCTCCTGGCGGCCATATCGATGTTCGAACCGCGCCTTGTAGGGGTGCACGGCAATCAGCCCGGGCGCGCCCGTGCCGTCCTGATGGTGGCCAGCACACAGAGGCAGCACCTTGCGGTGCGCCCCGGGCTTGGTGCGGCCGTCGATGTGGTGGATGGACACCAGCGATGTGAAAAACCCGTCTTTGCGGCAGGCGATGCATCCCAGCTGGGCCAGCCGGTTCCAGAGCTCGCGCTCTGATTTGGTCGGGCTCGAGCCTTTCATCCCGTGATCTCCCCGGTTTCCGGATCCACGTTGTGCGGCCCGAAGTCCTGCCACTTGGCCACCGTGAACTGCACGCCGAGCTCGGTGGCGGCGAAGGCCTGCACCTGGTCGAGGTACTTGCTCATCGCCCGCACCTTCAGCTTGGACGTGCTGCGCAGCCGGCGGATCACGACCGGCCGCTTCCTGCCGGCCACGCTGGTCTTGGTGATCTCGAAGCCCAGGAACTTGCGCTTGAACAGTTCATGCCAGGCCTCGGGCTCGTAGCGCATGCCAGCCACGACAGCCTGGGCAGAGATGTCGCGCAGGCACGGGCCCCAGTAAAACCGGTTCTGCTGCAGGGTCCGGTCGTCCTCGCGCTCCTTGATCTCGGCCACCAGCTGCACGCCGGCGCCTGTCTTGGTCTTGATGAACGGCCAGATCGTGCTGTTGAGCAGCTGGTGCGCCTGCTCCTGGCTGTTGAGCACCACGGACAGCCCGCTCATCGAATCACCCCTTCCCTGATCCCGATCAGGATCTCCTCCGGACTCAGGCCGGTTTCGTCTGCATCCGGCGCACGGTATCCAGCACGTCCGACCTGGAAGGCGACCCACGAAACCGAGCGATGGCTTCGAGATTGGCACCAGCGTGTGCCTTCGATGGCGACCTCAGCACCAGGGTTGCGCAGCACTCCACGCAGGCGAAGTTGTAGGCCCCGGAAATCGGGTTTGCCGCCCGTGTCTCGCAAGGTTTGCATCTCAAGCCCCCTCCCTTGCAAGCCCGCGCGCCACCATCGAGGCGATGGACGCATTGAAGGCAGGCGCCGGATTGCCACGCACACGCGCCTTGTAGGTGGGCCAGTGCTCTTTCGAGTCGTCCCATGGCCCGATGCCCTTGGCCACGCCCTCGGCCTCCACCGCTGCCCTGGAATCCGGATCAGCCGCCGATGGCGCGTCCTTCCCGCCCACACGCAGCTTGGCCCAGTCGTCGCGGATGGCGTTCATGAACGCCTCGTCCCAGTCCACGTAGCTGTAACCCTTTGCCTTGCACTTGCTGACAAATGATTCCAGGTGCTTGTCAAGCTGCCCGAATCCCTTCTCAGCCGCCCAGGCCCTCACGCGGTCGCTCACCCCGAAGTCCTCCGGCAAGCCGGTTTTCACGGACTTCCGGGCCTTGGTCTTGGACTTTTCCACAGGCTGAGCGGATGCCGGCGGCGAAGCTGCCGGTACGCCTACGCCTTCGGATACGCCTCCGAATACGGATACGCCTAGGTGCGCATCTGCAAGCGCTTGATAACATTTGCTATCAGGTGCTGGATACTTGCTCGCGCTGCGCTGCTGTTGCCCGAAATTGAGCACCTCCAGATACTGCTTGCCTTGATCGGCGTAGCAAAGGATCAGTCCGGCCTTCTGGCACGCAGCCATCCAACGGGAAATGTCCGTCACGCGCACGTCATCGGTTTGCAGGGGGTAGCAGCGGGAGCGGAGAAGCTGCGGATTTGCCTCGTAGCGCCCATAGTCGTCAACCACTGACTGGAGGCGGCGATAGAACACCTCCTCCGGCCAGCTGAGCAGCGCGACCTTTTCGCTGCTCAGAATTGATTCGCGGATGATGCGGTTCGGCATCAGGCCACCTCAAGTTGTTCCTCGAAGTCGAACAGCGTTGGCATGCTGACCTCGCGCTCTGCCGATTTCAGGTAGTGCACCTGATCCATGAAATACGCCGGATTCAGTTCAGAACCTCCGCCAGTTCGGCCCTTCAAGATGGCTCGATAGGGCACCGTGCCAAGACCGCAGAAAGGGTCATAGACGCGCTCGCCCTTGCTGCTGTAGCGCTCGATCAGGCGGTCAACGATGTCAAACTGCAGCGGGCAGACGTGCTTCTCGACAGCCCGGTTTGTCTGGTCGCCGTTGAGCGTACGCATGCGGTTGATGTCGTGCCAGACGTCCGGGTGATTGCTGCCTGGTGCCAGGCTCATGAAAGTGCTTGGCAGTGCCTGGCGCTCCAGCAGTTCCTCGCCGATCTTGACGTGGAACTCGTAGTCGTAGACGTTGGCCAGGCTGTACTCGGTGAACATCTTGGCCAGCTTGTCGGGCCCGTAGCTGGCCATTTCCTCGGCCGACAACAGGCGGTTGCCGCTGCTGCGCCAGAAGGCATGCGCGTCGACCTGCCAGCGCGCCAGCGAGTATTCCGACTTGGACTTGACCACCGGCTGGTCGGCATAGCCGCGGCTGCGGTCGGTCTGCGGCTTGTGGAACAGCAGCACGTATTCGGGCGAGCCGACGCCCATCTTGCTGCCGTCCTTGCACATCTCCGTGTAGCCCAGGCGGTAGGTCTGGTTGTTCTCGCGCACCACATCGGTGACGATGGTGATCATCCCCATGTAGTCGAAGCCGTGCTTCATGCCGTGAAACAGCGCCTCGGCATGGAACGGGCTTACCGTGGGAATGCCGGCGCCAGTGACGTTTCCGAACAGGATCCGGTCCTTGACATGACAGGCGTAGATGCGACCTGGCTTCAGGATGCGCAGCAGCTCGGGGGTCAGGTAGTCCATCTGGGCCCAGAAGTGCGCGTTGTCCTGGGTGTGGCCGAAGTCGTTGTAGCTAGGGCTGTACTCGTAGTGGTTCGCAAACGGGATGCTGGTGACGATCAGGTCCACCGAGTTCTCCGGCTGCAGCTTGGCCTCTTCCACGCAGTCGTTATTCGCCACCGTGAAGAGATCGCCCTTGACCTCGATGCGCTCCACGCCGATGGTGCGCGCCAGCTTTTCCTGCATGGCCAGCTGGTTCAGGCCGTACTTGCGGATGATCTCGGTCATTTTCTGCTGCGTCTCCTCGTGTTGGACCCACTTCTGCTGCAGCGTCTTCAAGACCTCGCGCTCGGCTTCGGTGTGGATGATGTCGATGCGCACGCGCTGCTTCTGCTGGAAGCGCTGCACGCGATGAATGGCCTGGATGAAATCGTTGAACTTGAACCCGATGCCGCTGAAAATCTCGCGGTGGCAATGGCGCTGGAAGTTGCATCCGCTACCGGCGATGATTGGTTTTGTGGACAGGATCCGGTACCGGCCGTCGCTGAAGTCCACAATGCGCTGCTCGCGCTCTTCCAGATCTTGGCTTCCCCAGACGCTCACCGCTTCGGGGATAGCCGCCTGTAGGGCGTGGCGCTCGTCTTCTAGGTCGTGCCAGACGATGAAGTGATCTTTCGGCGCCTCGGTCACCAGACCTTGCACCTTGGACACGCGCGCCTGCAGGCTGTTGCGCTTCTCGCCCGCGGCGGCCGACAGGCCCATCGCCAGATCAGGAATCAGCAACCCCTGGCCGTTCTTCTCATGACCCGAGGCTGTGTAGTCGCTTTCGATCTCGTGGTAGCGCACATCAAGCTCGGGCAGAACATAGCCGTCATCGCTGTGCCCCAGGTCGCTCGGGCGCTGGATGAAGACTGCCCAGCTTGCAACCCACAGCCAGAACTCCTCTTCCTTGTGCGGGTACAAAGTCAGGTTTCCGGCTTTCTCGCTGTCGCGTTGGAAGAAGCGCGTCAAGGCCTGCCCGGTGTCCATCACGCCCAGGTAGCCTGCATAATGGATCAGCTCCTTGAAGCGGTTCGGACTGGGCGTGGCCGTGGCCACGAACTTGAACTCGACCGGAGCAAAGGCAGGCAGGAACTCCTGATAGGTCTTGCTGCCGTAGCTGCGCAGCACGCTCGCCTCGTCCAGGCTGCTGGCGCGGAACAGGCTGGGATTGAGCTTGCCCTCGCGGATGCTCTCGTAGTTGGTCATGTAGACCGTGCGCTCGTCGCCAATCTCGCTGTCCTGGCGGATAAAGCGCAGGTCGATGCTGTTGCCGCCCTTGAAACGCTCGGCCACTTCGCGCGTGAACTCTTGGCGCACGCCAAGCGGCATGCACAGAAGGCGCAGGCCTGGGCGGTGGATTCCCACCTGGCGCATGATTTCCAGCTGCGTCGCGGTCTTGTGCAGGCCGAAGCTGGCGAAGATCGCTCGGTTTCCGCCCTGGCATGCCCAGCGAACGATGTCGCGGGTGTGCGGCTTGAGCGCCGGGTTGATCTGCTCCATTGGCACATCAAAGCCGGTGAAGCTGGCCAACTTGATCTTTCGTCGCAGGAAATCGGTGTAGTCGGTCATGCTGCCAAACCCCAGACCCGCCCGCCGGCCGTCCCGTGGCCCTTGGTACGCATGCAGAATCCCACAGTGCGGATCAGGCCGCGCCGGCTCATGGACTGGAACACCCCGCCGAAGGCCCGGGCGTCATGCGGGCGCGCGCCGTGGGCCATAGCCACATCGGTCAGCACTTCGCCGCTGCACTGCCCGACCACGCGAAGGTGATCCAGGATGGCCTTCTCAGCCTTGGCCGAGAACTCCGGGTCGTTGCGCTCGGCCTTGGCCAGGCTGCGCTTTGCGCCCTCCTCGCCCATGGCACGCGCCGCCGTGAAATCAATCGCCATCTGGTTCACGATGCTCCTCCAGTAGGTTGTGCGGCATTCGTTCCACCAACTGGCGACGCGCCTGCGACCGCAAAGGCATGGGCCGCCAGTACTCTCTGGTAATGGTCAAGCCCGTACACCCTCACCGTGAGCAGGTCGCGCACAAACTGGCTCTCAGTCATTCCGAAGCCGTGCGCCAGTTCCTGCACCTTCTGGCGCAACTCGAACGGCACCCGCGCGCGAATTTCGTCATCCGACTTTCCGCCTATGAGCGCGCGGGAAAAGCTGCTTTCGTCGTCGCTGGGGATGGACATTCAACGGCCCCCCGGAAAAGAGAATGGGTTCATGTGCTGGATTGCGTGCCGAAGCGCCTGTATCTGCAGGCTCAGGCCGCAGCGAACGATGGCGGGCAACCCGCTGACGCTGGACAATGCGGTCACCACAACACGCATGCCAGCGAAAGGGGCGCCCATGGAAAAGAAAATCTGTCGCATGATCCTCAGCCACCGTGGGAAAGATGCGGCTCACCGCGATGTGGATCTGCTGCTGCAAGACGGCCAGCCGCCGACGGCAGTGCTGGAATGGGCGGACTATCCGGATGGAACCAGCATCCCCTCGGTGGCGCTTCAGCTGGACCCGAAGTTCCTGCACCCTCTTCCAGACAGCTGGCTCCCGGTGACCCATCTGTACGAGCAGCAAATGGACTCCCCAATCCCTCTGCCACGGCCTTGAGGCAGTCAGGGCAGCGCGGACCAGCGCAAACCAAAGCGGTTCCTGCACGGGTTTTCATGTCAGGCGGCCTCCTTGATGGCGGGCGCCCTCATTCCTCGCACAATGGAAGTCTTCACACAACCATCGAGGAAAGGGGCGCCCATGAATGCAAACCCTGCATATGTGCGGGTGGCAGCAGAGAACGCCGTGAGGAAACAATTGCTGTCGCTCATGCTTCGCTCCCTAGCATCCGTTGCATATCAGCTTGGAAGCTCTGCTGGACACGCTGCCGCGCACCGCGAAATTCGTCAGCTACTGATCGCAAATCAAGGAGAACTCCTCGCGCCCTTTGCGCCCTCATCTCCTGGGCCAGACGATTTCTCCGCAACTGCAAACGAAGCCGCTCGATCCGTGCTGGCGGATTTCCTGGCGGAATTCGACCGCTCCTTTGGAAACTCATGAGGCTCATGTCAGGCGGCCTCCGGGCGCCGAGCGCGCCGACGCAAAACCGACCAGTTCACATCCGGGCGGAGGTCTTCGCACCGGACGCCGGTCTCTTTCTCGATGGCCGGGCAGTGTTCGGCCGGGACTCGACCCCTGGCCTTCCACATGCTGGGGGAGCTGGTAGCCACCCCGATTAGGGAAGCCAACGCGGCAATGCCGCCGGCTTTTTCAATCGCTTTCTCAAGTGCTTCCATTTGCTGCTCCGTTTCTCACGTTCGTGAGTTTACACAACTCACCAACGTGACGCAATAGCATGCAAACATCACAACCGTGAAAACAATCGCAGACCGCCTGAAAGAGGCCCGAGAGATCGCCGGCCTGACTCAGCCAGAACTCGCCAGCAGAGCGGGGGTGTCAGCTGGCACCATTGGGAACATCGAGTCAGGCATAAGGAAAAACCCTAGGGAGTTGCTGGCTATTGCCGCTGCAACAGGGGTTTCCGCGGAGTGGCTCAAAACAGGCAGGGGCGCGAAAACTGCGCAGGAACAGGCTCCGGTCTACATCAAGGATGCCGACGAGCTCCTGATTCCGCAGTTCGATACAGGGGGAGCAATGGGAGATGGTTTACTACTGCGCGATCAGCCTGGCGTGATCCGGGGCTGGTCCGTAAATCGAGAATGGTTGAGCAAAAATCTGAAGAACCACACCGGCGCCGGCAATCTGTGCATCGTCACCGGCTTCGGCGACAGCATGAAGGGGATGTACAACAGTGGCGACCCCCTGGTGGTGGACACCGGCGTCAAGAAGGTCGAATATGACGCCGTGTATTTCTTCCGCGTGGGCGACGAGGGATTCATCAAGCGTCTGCAGCGCATCCCCGGCGAGGGCCTGGTGGCGATCTCGGAGAACAAAGCCTACCGGGACTGGACGATCAAACCCGATATGGATTTCGAAGTGTTCGGCCGTGTGCTCAAGGCCTGGAAAGGAGAGGACTTCTGATGATGCGAACGATTCTGCTCACCGCCCTGCTGCTGGCCGGGTGCGCCAGTCAGCCAGCATCTGACCCTCGCGTGTCGGAATTCGAACAATGGCGAGAGAGCGCGCACGCCCAGGTCAAGCAAGGAAAAATGACCTGGCTGGCCTACTACCTTGGCTCCTATGACCGGCTCAACACCATGCCCCAAACAAAAGGGACGGCTGCACACCTCAAGACATTGAGCCAGCTGATCCCGATCGCCAGAAAGTACGATGCCGGCGAACTGACCTATGACCAGTTCAGCGACGCCAGACGGATTGTCCTCGCCAACCTGAACGCCAACATCACCGAGATCGAGGCCGCACAGCAGGAAGCAAGAGAAGCCGCCGCCCTCGATGCCATCAGAAGCAGCGCCCCAGCGCTGAGGCCATACCAGCCGGCAGTTCCTGCGCCATCCCAACCGGTCAACTGCACCAGCACCGTGTCCGGCAGCTTGGTGACGACGACCTGCAGATAGCCAATGTCAAGATTTGACCGCGCCATCAGGATCGCCCAGCTGGCAGCGCTCCTCTGGATAGGCTACGAACTGCACGGGATCTCAGCCAGCATGTACACCGGCCCGGGCCCCTACGATGATGATGTAACGGCCCTCAAAGAAATTGCCGACCATCTGAAAGAGATCGCCTCGTCACTACAGTTCAAACGCTGAACGACCAGCACCCCACAGGAACCCGCTTCGGCGGGTTTTTTGTTGCCCGCCACATCCGAGGCAGCGGAAAGACCACTGAATCGTGTCAAGAATTCTCACGTTTGTGTTGACTACGTGATTCACGTTTGTGAGAATAAGCCATCGCACCACAGAACTCAGGAAAGGAACTGCGATGGAAACCGTGATCGGATACAGCAGCGAACCGCTGCGCGACGCCGCCCGCTACACCGACCTGCTGGCGCAGCAACAAGCCCGTCAGATGCTGGCGGAGAACTCGATGATCGAGGACTTCATCGCAGCCTGCCAGCGCTGTGATGCCAACGCTCTGGCCACCTTCGCCCCGATGGTCACGGACTGGGATGCTGCCAAGCGCAAGCCCCGCCTGGCCGGCGAACCCAGCCCGAAGCGCGTGCAGACACTGGCCGAGGCGCTCGACGAATCGACCGACTACCCATCCGGCCCCAGCAAGACCGAGCTCTATCAGCTGGTGCTCAACCTCGCATTCGGCACCGAGTGCCAGGCCGTGCTCGCCCAGCAGGGGCGTCAGCTGCTGGCCCGGGCGGCCAACACCTTCGCCGTGCACAACGCGGGAGTGGAAGCATGAGCCCCATCCTTGCCCAGATCCTTGCCTACTGCGCCATCGTCGTACTGGCGGCCGTGGCCATCTTCTACGCATGCCGCGCCTTCGACCGGTGGTTCGACGACATGTTCCCGCCGAGCCCGGAGGAAGTCTCGCGCATCCAGGCGCAGCGCGTGGCCAAGCAGGCCACCAAGGACTTCCGCCGCGCCCAGCGCCGCAAGCGCATCCGCGCGTTTTTCCGCGCCCTCCTCTCCCCCTTCAACTTCCTTCGGAGCTGACTATGTCCTCTCAAGCCCTGGCCGAACGGCCAGCCATGGCGCAAGCATTGGCGCCCATCCAGCAGCCTGGCCGCATGGCCGTGGCCGAGATCATCGGGCACGTCGCGATGGTTCAGGAGGTAATGCGCGCCGTGATGAAGCCGGACGTGCACTATGGAACCATCCCCGGCACGGACAAGCCGACGCTGCTCAAGTCTGGCGCCGAAGTGCTGTGCATGGCATTCCGCATTGCCGACAGCTACGAGGTCGAAGACCTTTCCACTGAGCACACCGTCCGCTACCGCGTGACCTGCACCGGAACCCATCAAGTGACCGGCCTTGTCCTGGGCACCGGCATGGGTGAGGCGTCCAGCGGCGAGGAGAAATACAAGTGGCGCAAGGCCAGTTCTCCGCAGGAGTTCGAAGCCACGCCTCCAAACCTGCGCCGAGAGAAGCACGTCAAGCCGCGCAACGGTAACCCGTTCACGATCCAGCAGGTCCGCACCGAGCCGGCCGACCTGGCCAACACCATCCTCAAGATGGCCAACAAGCGGGCCAAGATGGCCATGGTGCTCAACGTCACCGCGGCCAGTGACTGCTTCTCGCAGGATCTGGAAGACATGGATGACGCGCTGCGCGACCACCTTTCGCGCCGCGGCGACGATGGCCAGAGCGACAACGGACAGCAGCAGGGCAAGCAGGAGGAGAAATCGCTCCCGCCCTACGACCAGACCAAGTTCGAGCACAACCTGAAAAGCACCTGGGCCAAGCGTGTCACCGACGGCGGCAAGCCCGACGACCTGCTGGCCATGCTCAAGACCCGCAACACCCTGACCGCAGAGCAGGAGGCGGCCATCAAGGCGCTCAAGCCTGCAACGCCTGCGGCCGAGCCCTGGACTTTCGAGCGCGTCAAGCAGCGCCTGGAGGAGGCAAAGGACGTCGACGCCCTCTACATCGCCGCCGATCTGATCAGCGCCGTGCCGGACGAGACGCAGCGCGCCGAGCTCAACACCCTGTTCGATCAACTCAACACCAAGATGAAAGGCCAATGACATGCAGATCCATAACCTGATCCAGGGCACGCCCGAGTGGCTGGAGCACCGGGCTACCCACTTCAACGCCAGCGACGCGCCGGCCATGATGGGCTGCAGCCCCTACAAGACCCGAACCCAGCTGCTGCAGGAACTGCACACCGGCCTGACGCCCGAGGTGAATGCCGCCACCCAGGGCCTGTTCGATGACGGCCACCGCTTCGAGGCCCTGGCCCGCCCGATTGCCGAGGAGATCATCGGCGAGGACATCTACCCCGTCGTCGGCACCCAGGGCAAGTTGTCCGCCAGCTTCGACGGCCTGACCATGGACTACGAGGCCGGGTTCGAGCACAAGACGCTGAACCAGCAGCTGTCGGATGTGATGCATGCCGACTGCAAGGGCCACGAACTGCCGCTGCACTACCGCGTCCAGATGGAACAGCAGTGCCTGGTGTCTGGCGCCAAGCGCATCCTGTTCATGGCCACCAAGTGGGAAGGCGAGCCCGGAAGCGAGACGCTGGTCGATCAGAAAAGTTGCTGGTACTACCCCGACAAGGATCTGCGCAGCGAGATCCTGGCCGGCTGGGCCCAGTTCGAGCAAGACCTGAAGAACTACGCCCCGGCCGCCGCCGACGTGAAACCCGAGGGCCGCGCGCCCGAAGCCCTGCCCGCCCTGCTGGTCGAGATCAGCGGCCAGGTCACGAACACCAACCTGCCGGCCTTCAGGGAACATGCGCTGGCTGTCTTCTCTCGCATCAACCGCGAACTGAAAACGGACGAGGACTTTGCCAACGCCGAGCAGACGGTCAAGTGGTGCAGTGAGGCCGAGGCGCGGCTGGCCGCGGCCAAGCAGCACGCCCTGGCCCAGACAGCCAGCATCGACGAACTGTTCCGCACCATCGACGAGATCAGCGCCGAGGCCCGCCGCGTGCGGCTGGATCTGGACAAGCTGGTCAAGGCCAGAAAAGACGCCATCCGTGGCGAGATCAAGCAGCGCGGCGTGACCGCCCTGGCCGAGCACATCAAGGGCCTGAACGAGCAGCTGGGCAAGGCCTACATGCCGAACGTCCCGGCCGACTTCGACGGCGCCATGAAGGGCAAGAAGACCGTCGCCAGCCTGAACGATGCGGTCGACACCGTGCTGGCCAAGGCCAAGATCGAGGCCAACGCCATCGCCGGCAACATCCAGATCAATCTCAACCATCTGCGCGAGCATGCGGCCGACTTCAAAGCCCTGTTCCCGGACACCGGCACCATCGTGCTCAAGGCGCACGACGACCTGGTGATGCTGGTCAAGGCCCGCATCGCCGA